TCAGGTTGAATTGCTTTATCTGGCATAAGGACCTTCATATGAAGTGGGCATCACATCTTGCCTAAAAACATAAGGAATACGCCTGGTATACCCTTTTTCATCAATAATAATTTTATCGCCAGTAATAGGATTAATCCTTACATTTTGTTCTGTTTCTAAAACTTTTTTAGGCATTTTTGCAGGTTGTTGATTGAAACCTCCCACTTGAAAATTTAATTCAGCCCTGGGATCATAGAAACCTTGTGGACCCATTCCAAGAGATCCTCCTACACTAAAATTACCATCTGGATTAATAAAATTAGCTCCTATCTGACGCATGGAAGGATTAATAGTAAATTCATTATATTTACCTGCCAAATTAAATCCACCTCCTGGTGAAATAGTTGCAGTACCACTTTCATCGCCAACGGTTATACCCTGGCCAGTAGCGAATTGAAGTAGTCCTTGCGCAGGACCAAACATAGGGCCAAGCTCACCTTGCGTCAGTTTTTGTTTGAAAACATCTGCACCCTGGCGATATGCATCAGCAAAATTACGTTTTGGTCGTGCCCCCAGGGGTACGCCAAAAGGATTATTATCTCTTAATCCACCACGCGATACTGGTTCTTTTATAAACTCAAGAAAGTAATCGTTCATTATTTTTTATTCATGTATTTACCCGCAAGCTTGTCAAGTTTTTTAGCTTGACCGGCATGCATCTTGGCACTTCCTTTTAACTGCTTAGAAATTTTTTGTAAGTCTTTTTTAGCTTGTTTCATGATTTTTTCTTCTTAGCTTTTTTGGCTGCAGTGGCAGCTTTCTTACCTTTTTCATATTGATCTTTGGTTTGCCAATCTTCTTTGCCCCATTTTTTTAGATCTTTTTGTTTCTTACCTTCACCACCCTTGTAGCCACCTCCTTTCTTTTTGTATTCAGCAGCAACCATTTGTGCTTTACGCGCAGAAATTATATAGCCTCACGGCTACGACCATTCTCCAGGTTTTCCGCCACGACTTTCACGCATCACTCTTTTTTTAATGCGTTCACGAAGCTCAGGTTTAGTGTACTTGGTTTTGTTTTCAGCCATAACTACCTCTTTCTTTTAAGTAAAGAACTGCATTAGTTAATGTATCTATATTATCACCGAATAAACCTAAAGCCCTATTACACTCTTTACACAGCAACCCTCTAAACTCATTTGTTTTGTTGAATAAGTAATTGTAGGTTGATGAACACTACCTCCGTGTTTCACTCCAATTACTTGACCGTTATGAAAAATACGATCATCAAATTCATCTACGAAATTATTCATCTATTGAAAAACTTTTTATTATTCTAAAGGTTCATAACCTGATTCACCGTTTAAACGTTGCACTATAATTCCGTCTCCTTTTACATCCCAAGTGAGTAACGTACCTGTTTCCCAGCCCAAAGTCTCAATGACTTCTTCGGGTATGGTAAGGAATAGCTCACCATCTTCGTGTTCTTCTAATTCAATGAAGTAACTCATTTGGCTAGGATCTTTTCCATTAGTTTATCAAGCTTATTATTGATTGAATAAAATTCTTCATTCATCTTTTCCATCTCACGGATGTAGTCTTGCTTAAGCACATACTCTAAAGGCATTCGATCAATACGATCTTCCAGTGCTCGCATCCGCCCGAAAATTTTACTTGTAAACCAACCGGCTCCTGAAATAGCTGCGATACCTAGTGCGATGAGTTGTTCCATTAGTAATCAAGCTGTAGTTTACCTTTACGTGTTAAACCGGTTACAAGCCAAACTAAAGCATCCACACAATCATCGTGACTACTAACGCCAAAATTAGTTAGCTCTTCAAACATTGTCGTAAAGTTCCTGTACCGGTTAAATACTATTTTACGATCCTCAAACATTCCCATGATGCCTCTGAATCGTGCTAATTTATCTGCACGGAATCCCTTTACTGGATGCCAAATTAAATTATATAATCCTTCATTATTTAAACATATTCGTTTAAAGTCAGCTTCCAGGGAAGCCTGGTATTGAACTGCTTCTGACCAAACATCACAAGTTGAATAAGTTGGAAAATAAGTTCCATCTTCTTGACGGCCAATCACCGACCAATCATTGAGTAACTCTTTCAAAGCATCTAATTTTTCTAAATTACCCATAACACGCAACCTTCTGTAATCAATAATATGAATTTTGTCACCAATTCGACCACCAAGAACCATGACGGTGTAGTCATTTTTTTCTTTGGTGCCAGCTGAGAGGTCAACTCCAATTCCTAGAGTGTCAAATTCTGTTGCGATCTCTGCTTTAACTAATAGTTCTGGTGCTAAAGACAGTTCATTTTGTCTAACAATTTGGTTCATGTACTGAAAAGAAAAAGCAATAGGTGCTTGCCTCTTCTTTTCTTTTAGGTACTCTAGAGACCACATCTCAGGCCAATATGATTCTTCTTCGCCGGTCACGTCGTTATTCAAAATTGCAGAAAGAACGAGTTGCATCCAATTATTTTGCGGACAGAACGTGGTCGAATGAATGTCATCATGACGGAAGCGTGTGCCAAGACAAATTGCACGACCTCCCTCAAACATTGTCGGAGCAATCACAGCGTTCCAATTATCCTGCATCATCTTGCGGATGTCTGGGTTGCCAATATCTGAAGCAGATTTTATGGGGTCATCAATTATCACAAGCTGAGAACGCTTGGAAGTAACTGAACCTTTTAGTCCAGCGGCGCATAAAGTGAACTGTTCTTCACCTGTTGTATCAATGCCAGCAAACTTATGGTCGATGGACCAGTATTCATTACTGGTGACATTTTTAAGCAGTTTAACTGTAGGAAAAACTTCTTGATATTTTTTGGATTCGATAATCCTTTTAATTGTTGCTGATTTAGAACGTGCAATATCAACTGTATAACTTAGATAAAGGATCTGTAAGGGTTTCTTTTCTTGTGTATGTATACCGATTGCCCAGGCAGTAAATAAACCTAGCACAGTCGATTTGGCTGATCCCCTGGGACCAAGTAGATCAATATTGGGTCCTGCAATCTTTAAAAGACAAGAACTGTTTTCATTTGTTACCAGCTGTTTATGCCACTCTCTATGATGTGTAGCTGGTGGTTTGTCAGCTACATATTCACAAAAAAATCCAAAGTCATCTCTTGCTTTTTGAAATAACTCTTCTTTGCTGCTTTTGCGAACTTTATGCTTTTTAGCAGCAGCTTGAGCATTACGTCGATAAGCAAGATGACGATGAGCAGGCACTATTTAACCTCTTGTTACTTAAATAGTACCTTACTTCTTGTTGGTATCTTTGTCTTCTTTTTTGTCTTTATGTTTTTTGGCTGCCTTAGCTGCTTTCAAGCCCTTTTCAGCAGACTCTTCAGCATCTTTACCTTTCTTCGACTCATTCTTTTTTTTAAAGTGCTCTAAGAGCTGAGGCGGCATTTTATTTTTTTTAGCCATTTTATTTTGAGCGGACGTTTAAAAGTTGTTGAAATTTATCCGAAGGGTTGGGTCCAGGTTCAATTGAATCTGGATTATCAGCGGCAGGAGAAGGTGCTAAATCAGCCTTTGGATTTTGTGGCGGCTGATTAGGCAATGTAGGAACATTATAATTCCTATTCTTATCTAGTTCGGTTAACATTCTGATAACCGACATCCTAGTAAAAGAAGGTTTATTTTGCTCCATACATTTTAATCTTCAAATTGCATTCTAGCCCAAACAGACATAGATGCTTCTTGTAACGGGCCTTCAATAGGATCATCTTTAAAAATAGAAGCAACTTCTCTTAAAGCGCGGTCTGCACCTGCCATTAAAAGACCTTTTCGGTCACGAGAAGAAACAAAAGAGTCAACTTGAGAGATGGTGCCACGGAGTTCTTTTTCCATGGCAGCAATACGCGCTACTCCAACATCTCGTTTCACTGCATAGTTTTCAATATCCATTCTTAATTTTCTAATATCTTCCTGCATTGATTCAATTTCATCCAACAAAACCTTAAGATGATCTGGTTTTGAATAATTATCTTTTAGCCATAAATCAGTGGCAACAATACTACCGTCATAGCCAAGAAATTTAGCGTATAAATAAACCTGTATAACAGAAAAAGTATCTTCTGCAAAAGAACAAAAAGACTCTTTAGTTGCACTATCTAGATTATCAACCCAATAATTAAAGACCTTTAAGTCAATATCAGAATCGGTATGCTTGTTGGGCCTGGCGGTAATCCCGGTCTTCGTCTTTTTCAGCGAAGCGTTGTTTTTGCTCATTAGTCTTACGTTCTTCTTCTGCAAGATTACTCTGTTTCTTCATTGTAGAACCAACAGAAACATCTTGGAAGATTTTTACAGCCTTGGCCGCTTGACGTGCTTTGTCTTCATCAAAGAAAACATTAGTTACGTCATCAGCGTCCTCATCATACATTGCACTGATTGCATCAGCCATCCTTATTATTGCTCCTAGAGAACATAGAGTCTTCGTCTTTATCTTTCATTGGAAAGTTTTCGGATGAAGACTCGTTTAATGCCTTTTCTTTTGCGTAATCGTAAGCGACTTGTGCTGCTTTTTTGTAAGCATCAAGCTCTCCACCTGTTGTGTAATTTTTATCAGGAGAAGGCTTTTTCACAAGGCGATCAGAAGTTGCTCATCATAGAAGCAAGACCCTGTGAGTAGATGTCACGACGGCCTTCGACAGACTTCTGACGCTGCTGACGCATCTTAGATCCTTCTAACTTACCCAGGAGTTGTTCAAAGTCTTCAATGGGCACTGATGCAGTGTCAAAAGCTTCATTGATCTGGGCCTGAGTGGCGTTTGACACCTTTCCTGTATCAGGATCTGTATAGACGTACTTACTTCCATCCCAAGAAACAGCCATGGTATTTAAAAATTACACTATAGAAATTATAATACAAACTAATCAGGTCAATCAATAATTTTTAAAATCCCATTGCCATCATCATGTTTGCATACATATTTGTTTGTGCGATATCCTTGTTGGCATCAGCACGAATTTGTTCTACTTCTACGTCATAACGTCCTCTTGTTGCAATACCAGAAACACTGTACATGCCTTGTGTTTCAGCAACTGCAACCAATCCAGAATTAATAATATTTTGAAGATTTAAACCATAGGCAATATCTTTATCTTTGAAATCTCTTAAACGAGTATCTTCTACTTGTGTTGTGTACTGAACTAGGTCACGCTCACGTGCATCGCCTAGCATGGCAATATCGTATTGCGTATCATATCCATATGTTTCAGCCCCGGCCCGAATACCTTCAATGGCTGCGCCACCAGCATTTGCTAGCACTTGAAGATCGTAAGCTGCGGCATTATTTATATTATTTATATGTGTTTCGTGCGTCTGGCGATCTTCACGATCTGCATCCATGAATCCATATAAAATTTCTTCACTTCCTATATATTGATCTGCAAAAGCCTGAGGATCAGAAGAAGGGGCAGCAACAGTTTCTGGTATTGATCCACTATCAGTTCCAAAATAATCTCCGGGATCTCCAACAGCAGTAGAAAAATAATCATGCGTTAGTGTTCCAGGGAACTTTTCAGCTTTCTCTGCAAACTCATATGCACCTTCTCCAACTTTTCCTTCGTAACCTTTTTTGCCTGCTGCTGCTTTTTCTAAAAACTTTTGTGCATCTGCTTGAGAACCGCCCAGTGCAGCAAAATCTCTTAAATCATTTCTACTGATCTTATCATTGTCATAACCGTATTTTTCAAGAAACTCTACGTAATCCATTTACGCTAACCCCTTTTCTTTTGCAAGTGCTGCTGATTTCATTCTAGACGCTTTAATCGTATCAGGCATTCTAAACAATAAAGCGCCTGATTCTGGATCAATTTTTCCCGGACCAAAACGAGACATCAACGCATATTCTTCAGCACTCTTGGTTCTATATTCAGGGAATAAAGAGGCAATCTGTTGGCTTGCTCCAGACGCAATACTAGAAGGTGATCCAAGTTGTCCTGAGCGTTTTAAAGATTTATAGGTGTCATCAACAAAACTTTGGCTTGGTGTTTTACCCTTAGAAGAAAGCCTAAATTCATCTGCAATAAGATCTTTAGCTTCTCTTCTGCCTACTCTTCCTTTCATTAACTTTTGAACATCTTCATTTAACATAAACTCATTTGGATTTGCATATGAACCTAGTGTTGATAATGCATAATTACGATCAAACATTGGGTTTCTGTTTACATTTTGCTGAAAGAAACCAGCTAAGTCACCAAAGTCATCCTTTGGCATGTATAAATCTTCAGTAAAATTATCTCTAAATTTACCCGCTAACTCATAAGGATCAAATCGAATTGCACCATAACCACCAGGACTTGCCGCACGGCTGCTGCCACCACCAAAGAGCTTATTTAAACCAAACCCAAGGCCTGTAGAAACAGCCGCTCCGGCAATTGCTGGCCAAATCATTTACATCTACCTCATTATGTATTTATTATCGCAGACCCAAGTCATCCAAACATCCTCATTCTAGCTGCTGCACGTTCTTCAAAGCCTGGGCCTGATTCACCCATGGCTGCACGAGTTGCTAATAGATCTCTAAAAGGACCTGAACGTTGTAATGCAAGGTTTCGTTGTGCTGCCTGCTGATCTAAGTTTAATCCAAAACGTGCCATATCTTTTCCAAGATTAGCATTGATCATTGCAGTACCCAGGGCTGCATCAGCAGTTACACCTTGGGCTGCAAGCATGCTGCGACCATAGTTATCAGCTGTACGTCCTGCAAGAATGCCGCTCAGTCCTGCTGCCGCAAACGGCATTGCATCTTTTAATTTAAAGCCGTCGAAGAAGCCGCCACCGGAACTTCCAGTGGAAACTGAGGGGGTTGTGTAATGCTGTGATACATTACCGCCAGGGGGTACCATTGCCATGATTATCCAAGTAAAGGCATATTTTGGAAGTAACGACCGGTCGTTACTTGTGGTGTACTAATT